GGCTTTCTTGCATAGCTTTAACCTTTCTTCGTGGCGTTAGATTGCGGGGGCTTAGTCCCCTTCGTCTGGACCGAGGACTAAGCCGGCGGATGTGACGCGATAGCTAAGAGTCTAGCTTCAACTGTCCGGCGGGGCGTAGTAGGCTTTGCCGCTTTTGCGGATAATCCATTCGTCCAACCATTCAAGACTGAAACCTTCGGTTTTCAAGCTGGCACGTTGTTCCGCGGTGTAGTTGTTCCAATTGGCAAACAAAATGCCTTTTGGGCCTGCCGGACCATGGCCCGGTTCGCCGTAGGTTTTGGCCCAAAAGGCCTTCTTCTCACCAAGAACAGCTTCAGATAGTGTGGACATGACTTTAACCTTTCTTTGGGGGTTTAACTAGGCCCTTGGCTAGGTTAAGCCTCCTAGGCCGCATAGTCCGCATTGGCCAAAAACTGGCCGTCGATGTGGAAATGCCAGTCAGCAGACGGCCCGTCGGTGATACGCATCACGTCTTGGTTCAGGATTTCAGTGAAAATTTCGGCAATATAGCTTTTGATCTGGTTCCGGTTCCGGCCGCTGACGGTCAGGCTAAAACCTTGGGTCAAGTCTGACCGGACGGTAACCTTGTGGTAGGTCCAACCAGCATAAAACCCGTCCATCAGGTGGTGATAGCTTACAATGAAGGTCAACTTACCGTTCCATTTGCCGGCTTTATTTATATGCTCGGCTGGTATCAATTGGGTGCCGGCATCAAAGCCAGAACCCGAGGGAAAGGCGTTGCTCAAAGCTTCGCGAATGCGGCGCTCATACATATCAGACCAACTGACTTTTCCTTCGGGGGTGGGCTTTTGGACCTTGCTCCAGCCCTCAAGCTGCAGTGCCAGCCATTGGTAGAGCGGGATGGGTGTATTGGACATAGCTTTAACCTTTCTTTGGGGGTTTAACTAGGCCAAGGACTCTAGGCCCTTGGCTAGGTTAAGCCTCCCGTCACCTAGGACCGCATAAGATCATCCAGCAGATCAGAAACATTCTCTGGGGGCTGCCCCTTTCCACGCTCCGCCTTGATTTCGGCGATCTCTCGGGCGATTGCATCTTTGGAAGCCCATTGCCGAAGGGTGTCTTTCTTGGCCTTGGCCTCTGCCGGGGTGTCTGTACCGGCTTTTGCATATTTGTCCAAGTATTCCTTGATGGCTTCCGGTGACTTCCTTGGGTACGGCGAGTGATTGCCATCACAGATACGCACCATCGCAGTATATAACAGATCGCTGCTATCGACTTTGGCGGCAGTTTCGCGCGGTTTAGTCCAATTTCCGGAAAGCAGAGTGTCCAGGGTGTCCAAGACATTAGCTTTCTTGGCTTCGGCCGTGCTTCCGGCGGGAAGGGCCGGAATAAGCTTATTCTTAAGGCCGTGGTAGAGGGCAAGAGTGATAATCTCTTGCGAGAGATCACCCAAATTAAGCACGGCTTGAGTGCCATCGCCAAAGCCGATGGTTAGGCAATTGTTTTCCGGCGCGGAGGTGATATTCACATCTTCCCCGCGCTTCCGGCGGGATGTCTCTTGAGTGGCCATTTTGATCTCCTTGTTTCTGAGGAATTTTAGGCAGAAGCCTAACGCGTGTCAACTATTTTTTAGGTCGTCACGGCTTTTCCCCTATTAAGGGGCGTCAGTCCTTCGCAATTTGCGTAAATCGGTCAATCTGTCCCTGCACCCAAGCCACAGGGTTAGATAGTAGCTTGTCAGACAAGTGAGCGCCGCCAATCACCAGCGTTTTGTCGCGGGGGTATTCTAGCCGATCGGCTAGGGTGTCAAAATAAGCTTGCGGGTTATCGTGGCTAAACCCAGGCGCCCAAGCACCAGCCCATTCCGCGTCGTAGGTGGCCAGCATGTATTGCCTAGTTAAGTCGTGATGAATGCGTCTATCAAAGCCGGAGCTTGTAAGCACGTAGCAAGCCGTAGCTAAGTCCAAGGGTTTAGTGTTAATTTCCGTAATTGGAATAAATTCACCCTTTTTCCGATCGCAGTCAATTCCACCCAGTACCCCGGCAACCTCAAGCGTGACTGGCCGGCTTTGCGCCAGTGCTAGGACCAAGGCGAGGATAGCTATTCCTCGCTTTTGCAGCATCCGGGCATCAAGCCCCGCCGACGATGTGCAGATTGAGACCACCCTAATAGGCGCTATATCCTCGGAGGTATGCTCAAAACGTCGCATGGGCGTGGGACTGCCCATTAAATAATCTGGGATAGCTGGCCAGCCACCGCACGGCGCCCTGTGAATGCTGCGGAGTGGCGTTTCCAGGGACGCGGATAGTTTACTTAGAAGCTTTTCAGCCGCTGGGACCAGCGAGGCATCCCCATTAAGCGCTTTGCGGTAGGTGTCATTCGCACTTTCGCCGTTGTACCAATCGGCCGCCCGAGGCTTTTTGTGCGGGCAGTCCTGCCAAGCTTTAGCGAGTGCCGCCACGCTGGGATAGCGCTTAATCATCTTATGGGCCTTTCGGGACTTCGCGGATTTCCACCGCCACCCTGGATGCATATTCCGCCAGCCGTAGCGCATCCTGCTGTTCCTGGCTAAGCCCGGCCTGCGCCGTCATTTCGACAACTTCGCCGGCCGTAAAGTCTTGCAGCAGCAGACTAATTCCCGAGAATGTCATCCGTGGTGTGACTACCACCCGGAGACCTTGCTCGCTAACCCGTCGGCGGTGGCCTTGCACAAATTTAGCCCAAATAATCCCAATTTCACCCGCCATTTGCCGGGCAATCTCCGTCTCTAGCTTTTCGTCGGTTTTCCATTCGATCTTCGGAAAAAATCGATCAAGACTGGCGGCGTCTAGCTTAGCCCGGCCGACATACTCATGTGTAGCGCCGTGCCCCCAAGTATTCGCGCAAGCGATAACTACGCAATCCGGATGCCGGTGGAAAATACCGTCGGGAAAACTCGCCACCCCGTTAGCTAGTGCCGCATTTAGCGCCAGCAGGGCTTGCGGATGCCAGCTATCGATTTCATCCGCCACGTAAATGCCGCCGTGGACAAATGCCCGGCGAAAATTGGTCTCGGCAACAGCGCCAGCGGCATCTCTAAATCCCAAGACCCTATAATCCGCGTCAAGGGCGCCGTCAAAACAAAAATCCAGACCTAAAGCTTTGCTTACGGCTTCGGCCGCGCTGGTTTTGCCCGAGCCAGCCGCGCCAGTAAGCCATATATTGAGCCTATTGCCTTTGTGATCACGGGCGCCACATGCCCTCAAAAGAGCAGGGAATTGCGCATGCTGCAAGCCGACGCTAATCTCGCCGCCTGTCGGGGACTTGACCGTGATCATACGTGGGGGCAGCCGGGCATCAATATACGCGGTAGCGGCCTTGCAAGTCTGAGCCACTACGTCAGCCATGCCGTCCACCAGCTGCCCTTCAAGCGCGTGCCGCATATCAGCATGAGCGCGTGCTATATCTGGCGTCAGCAGGGTAAGCACGCGCGTGCTTACGACGGCAATGTCAACCGCGGCAGGGGAGTTGGGAGCGGTCTCGGCAATCTGCACACTCTCGGCAATCTGCACACTCTCCACAGTCTGCACAGCTGGTCGAGGGGCATCTGGTGCCGCAAAAGCGGCTAGATCCGCCAGCAATGCCGAGGCCGGAGCGGCTGCCCCCCGCGCGCGTATCAGTGTGGCGCGGTAGCTCGGGACTAAATAGGCCTGTGCCAGTGTCCTGGCGCGTGTAGTTACTGTCGCCTCCAGCGGCAAACCCGCGCTGATTAGCCACTCCCGGACGGCGCCACGGGTCTGCGACCTGTGCGTAATGCGATCAGCGAGGCTGGCAATATCCGCCTCGCCCGCGCCACTATCTGGAGCTACCCCCAGCAGCCTAGTAGCAAGCCCCGTGGCCTCGGCATTTTGCATCTATTTATCCCCCCCCCCTAAAGAGCGTCCCCTCACGCGGTTTGCGCTGTCCGTGTCCGCTCTTCAATACACATCCATTACCCTAACTGCCCGCGCGTGTAAAGCCTCTTGTGGCCACCCCTATACGATTTTGGCTAGTATGCCCTTAGCTAGGGGGGGGTTTGCGTATGATTTAAAGAAAATTCGTCACACTGCATTTGTAACAAGCAAACTTGTGACTTAGTTGTGATTTATTTTCTTGCAAAGTTAGCTAGATCGAGGCAGATTAGGAACTGCGAATTGGTTCGCGGCTTAGTTAGCGGAGAATTACCTATCATGACCGATACGGCAGCATTTCTTTCAGCAGTGCGCATGGTGCTAACTGCGGATGATGATAAGACCCAGCAAGTCTTTGAGTGCGTGCAGTATGTCGAGCATATGTCGGAGCAGTTGCAGGCCCTGGGTCAGGAAGAGCGCAGCCAGCTAGGGCTTCCTACACTGTTCCAGGGGCTGGTGAAGTTCCAGGGGCTGATAAAGAGCTTGCGTAGCTAGCGAGATCGGCTATAACGGGCGGCAGGGGGAGGTGATTATCATGAATTTACAGCAAGCCAAAGCTATCGTCGCCCTGACCGCGCGTCTAGTGCTGGATAAGCATGATGCCGTCGAGGGGCAGATACTGGCCTATCGTCGCAGGGCCTCGGCGGTAATTGCGAAGCGCGTGGAGGGCGTTAAGGACCGCCTGTATAGCTTCCTGGAGCGGTCCCGCAGGGCTACTAGGGGGCGGCAGGTGTGGGCAGTTAGCCTAGGGGGGTGGATGCGTATCTAGGGCCTCGTAGGGGCATGGGAACGGGTCTAATTGGCCCATGCCCCCTAGGACCGTAGTCGACTAAGGACGGGCGCAGTTGCCCGTAACTAGGGACGCTTAACCGCGGGCCCGCGGCGCTCGCGGCTTGATTAGCTTAGCTTAACTAGCGAGATTGGCTAGACTGGGGTAGGGGGGCTAATTTGGAGTTTGGGGGTAGGGTGGCGGGGGTCGGTTGCGTTCCCCCATACTTGGCGATTTCCCAATTTTGGGTAATTCAAATTAGCCTCGCTAGTTATCTCAGGAACTGTTTCATATTAATTAGAAGCTGTATTAGACCAACTGGCATGAATTAGACTAGCTAGCAGAGTTATACCCGCCTCCGGCGGGCCAAAGCTTGCGCGGGAACTGCCGGAATTGCGCGGGGATTGTGCATTATAACTAGCAGTTTCCGAAACCGCGCGGGACTTGTTCGGCGGGAATTGCGGCTAATTCTTTAACCATACTAGGTGATTGCGGCAATTCCGGTAACTGCTGAGCTACTCCCGGTATTTGCAAACTATCTAGAACTAGCTGGAACTATCTAGAACTATCCTGAACTATCCTGAACTATCCCCGGCTCCGCCGGGCTCCGCGGAAATTGGGTGGAGTTATTTATATTATTACAGCTGCCGGTTTCGGAATTATGGCAATTATGGCAATTATGGCAATTATGGAGCTATACCCGTCTTCGACGGGGTTTTAATTCTAGCTTGGATAAGATTAGCCTTGCTAACTGCGGAATTTCATGCTACGATAAATCGTTGGTTTGCGGGGGACAGCGCGTGCTAGTTAGAGGCTCCTAATTATCTCAAAGTTTGGCGTGCCTAATTATCCCGGAGTTTAGCATGCTTAGTTTCAATTCGGGTTTAGCATGACTAGTTTCAATATAAGCACATGGCAAATGCGCCAGTTAATTAAATGCAAAAATTCATATGAACGCGCCGTAAGCTCTGCTAAGGTTCGCAAGCTCACCAAGCGCCGCTAACTAAATCTGACAATTCCAAACGGAGCGCAACTATGATCCGCCACCACGATCCCGATGACTACCCAATTGAATTCCACATAATCCTAGAAAAACTGCAAACTACCTCCCGCGCTAAATTTGCTTTCTGCCTCTCCCGCCCGCATTTGGAAAATACACATCGCTATTGGAAATACTTCCTGGAAACTATCAGAACCCGTCCCGATCACATCTGGTACCCGCTAATCAAAACCGCCTGGAGACTTCGCGTCAAACAAGTATGGGATGAAACTACCCAGTCCGGTTATCTGGCCATACTGAAAATAGATAACCAAATGGTCGATGCAATAATCGACCAAACCCTTCGCGAATTCCCCTAATCAATTGACATTAAACCCTCTGGCATGGCATACTCAGCTAAATCAGCTAAGGAACCTTCCCATGCCCGCTAAAGATGATCTGCTTAACCTAGTTCTCAAACTTCCCGAAGCTTCCCATGAAACTTATGCTGAATTGCTGCATTTGCCGCAATCTTGGGTAAGCTACATGCTAAACAGCAATGGTTTCCAGAACCTAATCTACAAAACCCGCTCGGAGGCTTCCTAAATGCCCCCGAAAACAGCAGTCTCACTTGTCCCCGCAGCTATTCCCGCAACTTCCCGGCAAGAAGCACTGGCTACTGTGTACAGACTGGCCTTGTTGGGGCTTGCCGATGCCGAAATCGGAGCTTACTTCGGAGTTAGCGAGGCTATTTTCAATTCCTGGAAGAAGCGCACGCCGGAGATAACTACCTACCTATCCCAAGGCCGCGTAGAATCCGACGGTAAAGTAGCTCTGGCACTCTATAATCGGGCAATCGGCGGAGTTAAAACCACTACCAAAACAGTTACCGACAGCGAAGGTTCCATAACTGTCACCGAAACTAGAGAAGACGTCGCCCCAGACACAGCAGCAGCTACTTTCTGGCTGAAAAATCGTCGTGAAGTTAGCTGGCGGGACAAGCAGCAAATCGAACACGACGTCAAACTAACCTGGGCCGATCTAGTAACCAAAAGCTACGAAGACCCAGAGTTAGTTGATATAACTCCCGTGGATAATTCCACAGACCTGGATAGTATAGCAGACTCCTTGGAACTAGACCCCTTCCAACCTATCTCAAAAGACTGGGATAAGAAATGAGTCTACCAGCAATTGCCAAACTCCGGGCCTGGCGCGATGATCCAGTAGTTATGGTCCGGGAACTCTTCGGAATAGAACCTGACGACTGGCAGGCGGAAGTTCTCCAAGCTTTCCCAAAAAACCAACGCATAGCTATGAAGGCTTGCAAAGGCCCCGGAAAGACAGCCTTGTTGGCCTGGTTGGCTTGGAACTTCCTACTAACCCGTCCCATGCCCAAAGTTGCGGCTACCTCAATCAGCAAGGATAATCTATCTGATAATCTATGGGCCGAAATGGCGAAGTGGCAGGAAAATTCTCCACTACTAAAAGAGATGTTTACTTGGACTAAGACCAGAATTAGCCACAAGGAATACTCCGAAACTTGGTTTATGACGGCGCGAACTTGGAGTAAAACTGCCGACAAAAGCCAGCAATCGGACACCCTGGCTGGGCTGCATGCCGATTTTATCCTATTCCTTCTGGATGAGAGTGGCGGTATCCCGGACGCAGTTATGGCTACTGCCGAAGCTGCCCTATCTTCCTGTAAAGAAGGGCATATTATCCAAGCCGGTAATCCCACCATGCGAGAAGGCCCGCTATACAGAGCTACCACTGATGAAAAACACCTCTGGTATGTTGTGGAAATTACCGGAGACCCCGAAAGCCCGAAGAGATCCCCTCGAATTAGCGTGCAGTGGGCCAATGAGCAGATTGAAAAGTATGGCCGTGATAATCCCTGGGTGCTAGTCAATGTGTTTGGGCAATTCCCGCCGCAATCCCTGAATGCCTTAATAGGGCTACCGGAACTGGAAGCTGCCTCAAAAAGATACTACAGAGAATTTGACATAGGAGTAGCTGCTAAGGTTCTTGGGATTGACGTAGCTCGCCACGGGGATGATGAGAGCGTAATCTGCAAGCGCCAGGGTGTTCAATGCTTCGGATTTTTGGATTATCGCGGACTGGATAGTACCCAAGGGGCTGAGGTTACCATTCGCGAATGGGATAACTGGGGTGCAGACGCCTGCTTTGTAGATGATACCGGCGGGTTTGGCGCCGGCTGGCTAGACCAACTCCGTAACCTTGGAAAGTCCCCAATCGGAGTTGGTTTTGCTACTAAGGCTGGCGATGATACCCGTTACGCCAATAAGCGAGCGGAGATGTACTTCCAAGCTATCGAATGGGTCAAACGTGGGGGCGCTCTTCCTTACAATAAGAAGCTCTTCGATGCGCTTTCGGCTACTACCTACACTTTCAAGGGCAGTAAACTTATTCTGGAGCCTAAGGACGTTATTAAAGGCAAACTTGGCTACTCCCCGGACCACGCAGATGCGTTTGCCCTAACTTTCGCTTTCCCCGTAACCGCTCGCAGGAAGTCAGCCGCTAGAAGTGGGTGGCATAAGTTTGACTACGACCCATTCGACGGGCATGATGATAAATATTCCACAATCTGGTAAGGAGTTCTAATTATGGGTGGTGGATCTACTCCCGCAGCACCTGCCGCAGTTTCGCCTCCGCCTATCCCGGCTACGCAAGCTAGTGCGCAAGTACAGGCTGCGGGTTCTGCTGCTGCACAAAGAGCCGCTGCTGCTGCGGCTGGTGGTATGGGTTTTAGTGACACTTTGGGCGGAACTTCGGCTCAAGGCGTCACCGGGACTACTGCAACTGCCGCTAAAACTCTCCTGGGGCAATAGGTTATGGCTGAAGATTTCAGTTCCGCCCCTTACGAACATATGAGCCCCACGCTACTGGCACAACAGCCCCTAACTTTGGGTAATCCCGCCCCAGCGGGTAAAGATTGGCCTGCTATCTATGGGGCTTGTGAATCTCGCTTGGGTATGCTTCGCAGTTGGCGCTATAGTTGGTGGGCCTATTGGGCAAGTTTGGCAGAATACATTCTCCCGCGCCGGTATCACTGGCTAGTGGTTGCCAACAGGATGACCCGAGGCAGCCCAATTAACCAGAGTATCGTGGATAGTACAGCTACCCTGGCTATGCAGACATGCTCCAGCGGACTTTGGACCGGGCTAACTAGCCCCTCGCGACCCTGGTTCAAGCTCGGTAATAGTTATGACCAGCTTGATCGGGATGGGAAGTATTGGATCGAGGACACAGAAAGGAAGCTTTATACTGTACTGGGCCAATCTAATTTCTATACAACTATGGCCCAAGCTTTCCAAGATGTTACTACATTCGGTACGGCTCCCATAATTATCTATGAAGATGATGAGGATGTAATTCGCTGCTATGGTTCGTGCGCGGGAGAATACTATCTCGATGTCGGAGGCCGGCTCAGTGTCGATGCCTTTTACCGGGAGTTCACACTGAACACAGCGCAGATAGTAGAGATGTTTACCCTGGATAATTGCCCGCAGCAAGTTAGAACTGCCTGGGAAACTGGGGGAGCAAGTTTGTCATTGGAGCATGTGGTTGCGCATGCTATTGAACCTAATGCCCCAATCAGTTCCAAACGGGGTACTGGTGAGACTGCTTCAGTAACTGTGGTTCCCGGCCATTTCCCCTGGAGAGAGGTATATTGGCTAAAGGGGGTTAAAACTGACCGAGAACTGTCCAGGCGGGGTTTTAACGAACGCCCGTTCATGGCAGCCCGCTGGTCTACAGTTAGCAATGATCCCTACGGGCGTAGTCCCGGTATGGATGCTCTTGGAGATATAAAACAGCTTCAGCAGGAAACTCGCAGGAAGGCGGAATTACTTGAAAAGGTAGTTAGACCTCCGATGGGGGCTGATCCAGAATTGAAGAATGAGCCTAGTTCGATCCTCCCCGGCCAGATTACCTACATGAGCACGGCTGGCGGTAGAAAGGGCTTCTTCCCCTTGTTTGAAGTTAACCCTCAAGCCTTGCAACCGATTGTACAGGATATTAAGGAGATCCAGGATCGGATTAAGAAATGTTTTTTCACAGACATCTTTATGGCAATTAGCCAGATGGAAGGTGTGCAGCCCAGGAATGAGTTGGAGCTAACTAAGCGAGATCTGGAGCGTCTTCAGATACTTGGGCCGTTTATTGAACTGTTTGAGACAGAGTTCGCCGGACCGGCCATTACCAGAGTATTGTCAATTATGCGGCGCCGGGGGATGCTACTCCCATTGCCGGAGTCTTTGCACAATGTTCCGCTGAAGATTGAGTACATTTCAATTCTAAAGCTGGCGCAAAGGGCTACTGAAACCGTAGCTATGAAAGATACCCTAGGCATGGCTGGTAGTATGAGCGCCGCTGCCAAAGCTGCCGGAGTTCCCGATCCCCTGCGTATTTTCAATCTGGACGCCGCAATGCGCAGGTACGCAGATATGAGTAGCTTCCCTGCCGATGCTTTGTACACTGCGAAGGAGGTGCAGGAACAGGACGCCGCCCGGCAGAGTGCTCAGGCTAAGCAGCAGGCAATTGCTCCAACTATGGCCGGGGTACAGGCTGCTAAGACACTTAGCGAAACTAATGTGGGTGGAAATTCTGCACTGAATGCATTACTCGGAATTCCGGGAGGACAATAAGTATGTCTGATCTAACTGAGGGTGAAATCTTCTCCTGTATGGTGGAGAATTTTAAGAAGGCAGCTAGTTGCTGTGATAGACTGGTAAAGCTGCCTGTCATGGGGCAGGCATATGGGGAATTGCGAAAGTCCCTTAAACTTATCGAAGGATGCTGTCGCCAAGTTGGGCATTGGCGAGAAGACTCTCGCTGGTTCCCTCTGGGAATTGCCATGGAGATGGCACACGAAAAAGCTGGTGGATGGCTCCGTGGCAGGCGGCCCCGCAAGTTGTTTGGGATGCTTGGAGATAATTTGCGCCTAGGAGCTAACTTGGCCGAGCATCTTCGGCACGATAAAACCGGAATTAAAGGGGCGATCCTCCCCCCGGCCAGTATTACCTCAAAACAGCACGTACAGTCCACTGGTATGCTGCACTAGGAGTTCCCATGGAAGACGAACAGTTGGAACTATTTGACGAAGTTTCAGACGACCCGGAGGTGGAAACCCCAGACGCTGGAAGTCGTTCAGGTGTCAATAAGGCGCGGGAGAAGGCTCGCCTGCGGGAACTGGAGACACTTGAGTTCTGGAGAGCTATTATGGGGCACCCCACTGGCCGGGGAATTGTCTGGGGGCTCTTGCAAGATGCGGGAACTTTTGAAGAGCGGTTCGCAACTGGTCCTAATGGGTTTCCGCAGGTTGAGGCAACTTGGTTCCACGCCGGCCAGCAGGCTTTTGGGCTTAGATTATACCTGCATCTTTTGAAGATAGTTCGCTCGGAGGTAGCTACGATGCATGATGAGCTTGACCCGAGATTTTCAAAGGTTAACATCAAGATGAGAGGTATGAAATGACCGACGTTGCTGAGGCTCCTGCAGAAGTTACGGTAGAAGTTCCCGCAGTTGCGGTTGAGACTGCTGTGGTTCTGCATACCGAAGTTCCCTCTCTCCTTGAAGGTGTGGGGCAAACTCCCGAAGTTACCAAGCCCGCCGAAGTTGCGGCAGAGCCTGCTGACGTTAAAGCGGAGCCGGTTGGGGCTAAAGAAGATGCCAAGCCGGTAGATCCTGTCTCTGAGGTTAAAGTCACCGAGCCGGTTAGTCTGGCGGATTACAAGTTCGAGCTGCCCGGAGGGGTTGAGCCCGATCCGGCCTCTATGAGTATCTACCGAGATGTCCTAACTAAGCACAATATGTCTGCTGAAGTTGGGCAGGAATTGCTTAATCTGCATGCTACGGCAATTGCCAAACTTGGCACTGATACATTGGCCCAGCAGCACGCCTCTTTTGCAGATGTTAGGAAGACTTGGAGAACCCAAGTTATGTCCGATGAAAAGATCGGTGGAGCGGGCCATCAGACCGCAATGAGTGCTATTGCCCGAGTTCGGGATATGGCGGTTCCGGCAGAAGATCGGGCGGCTTTTGACGACTTTCTTCGGGTAACTGGGGCTGGGGATCATCCGGCTTTTCTCAAGGCTTTCCATAACCTTGCCCGAATTTATGATGAGCCGAAAATCCCCGCTGTTCGCGGAACTCCCGCTCCGCAGCCTAATACTCCGGCTAATCGTCGGGGAGTTTTGTATAATCATCCCACCTCTACCCAAAGCGGGCGTTAACTGCCCAGTATAGAAAGGACTTAGTATATGGCTACCGGCAGTTGGCTCTCTCTTGTCGATTTGACTACGCGCCAAGATCCGCATGGCAAACAGGCGTATATCGCCGAAATGCTCAGTCAGAGCAATGATTTGTTTGATGATTTGCCTTGGATTGAGGCGAATGAGACTGGCGGGCATAGTTTCGTATTCCGAACCAGTATCCCGGCCGGCAGTTGGGCTCAGTACAATATGGGCGTGCCCTACTCCAAGAGCACTACGTCCAAGTCTCGTGTTGGCATTGGCATGCTGCGAGATTACTCGCAGGTCGATAAGACGCTGGCGATGGACTCTGGGGATGTTGAAACTTTCCGCGAACGGGAAGATGTGGCGTTCCTTGAAGGTATGTCGCAGACTATGGCCCAGACTTTCTTTTACGGAAATTCTGTGGCTAATCCCGCTCAGTTTATGGGATTGGCTGGCTTCTACAATACTGTCAGCACTTCCAGCGGCGCCCAGAATGCCACCAATGTTTTGGACTGCGGCGGAACTGGTTCCAGTAACTCCAGTATCTGGCTGGTGTGCTGGGGTGAGCGCACTATCTTCGGGCTCTACCCGCGTGGCTCCAAAGCTGGTCTGGTTATGGAGGATAAGGGCGATGTAACTCCGGGTTATGATGCTCTGGGTAATCGCTTTGAAGCTTACACGAGTTTGTTTGAACAGCATGCTGGTCTGTGCCCGCAGGATTGGCGTTATGCCGCCCGCGCGGCTAATATCGACGTAACTGCGGCTGGTCTCGCTGGCCCGAATGCTGTTGATATCTTTGCCAAACTGGCGCAGATGATGTTCCTCCCCCCGCATCTTGGTAAGAAGACCAGCGGCATTACCAAAACTGACGCTGTGGAAGATCCGTCCCCCGGTATTCGCCCGACGTTCTACTGCAACCGGACCATTCGGCACTACATGGACTTGCAGGCTATGCGCCAGCGAAATGTTCTGCTGCATCTGGAAGACTACGCCGGTATGCCCTGCGATACCTATCGCGGTATTCCCATCAAGATCGTTGACCAGCTTACCACCACCGAAGCCCGCGTCGTCTAAGCGCGCTAACTAGGAGTTCAAGATAATGCGCATCGACTCGCAGCTTAGTTTTGTCCCGATCGGCGGCAATTTGTCGCTTATCGGAGCGGCTGGGATCTCTATCCCGTCCATCAATACCCTGGACCTTCTTGGGCAGGGTGTGGGAACTCCTCCGGCCAATATCATCGGCAACGCGGCGGTGTTCGGAATGGATGTTGGTATCGGCGGGAATAAGCCGCTGGTTCAGGTTAACATCGGAATTACGGCCACCACTTCTACGGCGGCTACTCTGAATGTGGCGTTCCAGGCTGCGGCGGACCAGGGTGTTTCTGGCAGTTATCAGCCCAGCACTTGGAACACCTTGGTTGAAACCGGCCCCATTGCGGTAACTGCCCTGACCAGCGGAGCTATTCTGGCCCGGTTCGACTTCCCGCCGAGTTTTCCAGCCGGCCTCAATCCGCGCTATCTGCGGCTGTTGTTCCAGGTTCCGGCGGGTACTTCTTTCACCGCTGGGACTATCTCCTCGGCTATTGTCACGCTCGCCCGTGATGACTACTCCGAGAAATTTGCCTCTCGCAATTATACGGTGGCTTAAGATGGCGATTGTGCAAGAACCCCCGAAGGACTTCGCTAAAACTGCGGAGTTTCGTGAAGCTGTCAAACTGGCCGTGGACGAAGCTATTAAGAACACCATTGGTGCGCTTCCGGCTAATTCGGAAAAATCTTCCCCGGAACTTCAGAAACTTTTTGAAACGATGGCGCTTTCGATTGCAGCCATCTCTGATCAGGGTACGGAGAAGGTCCGGGTTCCGCCGGACGTTTTGGTTAAGCGACAGGCCGCGCGGGAATTGCTGTTCGATTTGGTGGACAAACTCCAGGAAAGCCGGGAAGTTGCCCTCTACACGCTGACGAATAAGGTCTATTTGGATGAAGTCCTTGTGGAACCTATTTGGATTGACAGTCAGAAGAAGCAGCGGGCCACTGAGATCGGATGGTCGGGGATCCCCAACGAAGCTATGATCCCCGTCAATGATAAGGCCAAGGAAATCTTTGCTGCGTTTACCGACAGTATCGGAGCTACGGCGGAAGTTGTGCAGTTTAAGCCGCTCCGAGTTACCTCCGGCGGCTTGGTCATTCACGGGGATACTGGGAATGAAGTTATGACGGGAGTTTTGCCGGAGCAGCCTGGCCGAGCCCCCGGTTCCCATGGTGTTGGTCTTAAAGTTGCTGGAGAAGCTGCCGCTTCCGGCGCTTTGCGGGTTCTTGGAACTCTGCACGAACCTGCTCGCAAGATTAACTGAGGCGTATGAATATGGGACTTCCGGCTCCATTGGGTGTACTTGCCTCCGGCACCCCAGCTACTGGAGATGCTGCCAATGCAGTTATCTCGGGTACGTTCGCCTCAGTTGGGCCGGGAGTTCCATTCACTTTCCTCGGCCCATATAATCTTCTGATTTGGTGCAATTACAATACCAGCCTTACCACTACGGCAGGAACCCTTAACTTCACAGTAGCCAGTGCTGGTACGCTAGCCCCTGGGGTGGCTGTTAATGGGGTTAATGTGCCGCCGGGGTCTACGGTCGGAACTCTTACCGGAACTAGCGGTACGCTGGCCTTGCCGGCGATTAGTTTGACTGGGAATGTATACTCCGGCAGCAGTTCTATTTCGGGGTTGGTATCTACGACTGGTCTAATTGGTGCCACCGCCGTAGGGGCGGGTATCCCGGCAGGGACTACGATTACCGGAATTCTTCAAGCTGCTACCTTCAATGCCGGAGTTCTAATCCCCGGAACAGCTATCATGTCAGCTTCAGCTACAGTTACCGCGATCGGAAAAGCAGTCTCTTTTGCTCTGGCCGGTTCCAGCGTCCTGTCTGGTACAGATACCAACGCCAGCTTTACCGGAGCGCCCATTGCCTATAGCGGCTCAGTTCAGCTTGAGCGCAGTTTTGATGGCGGCTCTACCTGGATCGTTGGCAATGTTGGTGGGCAGGGCAACTTGGCGGTCTGGAATTTGGGAACACCAATTTCTCTGTTGTCCGGGGAAGCTGAGAATACCGTCCTACTCCGCCTGAACTGCACCAGCTTCACCAGCGGACCCATCAATTACAGGATCAGCGAGACAGGCTCGGCAGCTATGTCTCTTGCGATCTCCTCGGCAGTTTAACGGAAGGGCATTCTATGACTAACTCCTACCAACCCCCTGGCGTAGTTTTGACCAGTCTTACGGGTACGGAATTTGTTCTGGTGGATAATGGCGGTCCATATGATACCGTAGCTACCTCTGAGCAGGTTGCCAATTTGATCCTAGCTGGCGGGCAGGCGTACACTACGAATACCGCTACCGCTGGGGTGACTCTGACCACGGGTAATGTCTACGCGGGGCAGATTGAAACCACGCTGAACCTTACCGGAACTCTGGGTGGTGCGGCTAATGCCCAGTTGCCTACGGCTCCCAGCCTTTTCTCGGCTATCCAGAACTCTGCGGCTGGGAATACCTACAAACTGACTGTCATCAACAGCAGTTCCGGGGCTTATGCCTGGACTGTAACTACGAATACGGGCTGGACCTTAGCGGGAACTATGACCATCGCCCAGAACACTACCCGATCGTTTTATGTTACGCTGACTTCGGCGACTACGGCAACTCTGACCAGCGTCGGAACCGGAACTTATTCGTAATTGCTTCAATGAGGGGATTAATCATGCGCAATATGTCTAAAATCGCTCTGGCTGCGCTGCTTTGTGGCGTCGGGGGCTACTACAGCGCGGACGCCTACGCCCAGTATCAGAATTATGTCGCAGTGGTTCCTATGGTAGGGACTACCGATCTGTTTAATGATGTTGTCGGCGGTGTGGGTACTGTTCCCAGCAAATACGCCACGGCTGCCCAGATTGCCGGAGTTCCTGGCTATATTAAGTTGGCCCCTTCGACCGGCTTTACCCAGGCGTTCGGCAATTCGACCATGGACCTGATCCTTAATCCGGCAGGTACGCTGGCTACGGGAACTGTCACCCTGTCGGCGCTCCCCTCAGACGGCCAGGTTAACTGCGTGTTTTCGTCGCAGATTATCACTGCTCTGACTGCTAGTGTCGTAACCGGGCAGACTATCAACAATGCTGTAACCGCTCTCGGCGCCGCTGGCAAGGCTTGCTATACGTATTCGCAGAGCACTGGCGCCTGGGATCGCAGTTAAATGCCTCCGGTTAGCCAAGCGCAGCGAAAGCTGATGTATGCGGCAGCCTTTAAGACGGATGGTGTCGATGGGGTTCCACAGAAAGTTGGGGAAGAGTTTGCCAAGTCTGATGAAGGTGGCAAACTACCTAAGCGCAAGAAATCTGTGCTGTATGACAAGTCTAAATAGTCTTGACCTCTTGTCGCGGAGTTTTCCTATGGCCGATGAAAAGCCCAAGAAAAATAAAAAGTGGGTCCAAGCCGCTACGGAAGGCGCTCACGGGCAGTTTGCGGCTAAAGCGAAAGAAGCCGGCGAGACTACCCGAGAATTTGCTGAGGGCCGTGAAAATTCTCAAGGCAAATTGGGGAAACAGGCGCGATTGGCGGAAACTTTGATGGGATTTAGCAAGAAACCCCGCCGATCTGCCATTCTGTATAATAAAAAGGATTGAAGATTATGGCTGACGAGGCTAAAGAACCCCGAAAAGAGGATATGGGCAAGGCTCGTCGGCGTAGTCCGTTGTACGAGAAAGCCGAAAGTAGTTCTGAGAAGAAAGACAAAGGTACGGGAACTAATGAGCGGGATTTGGATAAGTCCCCGGCTAAGAAGCCCGCTGAAAAAGAGACTGTTGCAAAACTAGCTGGCCCGGAAACTCGGCACAAAAGCGAACGGGTAGAGATGCATAAGCGGCAGGAAGGCGAGCGGCGTAACTTGCACGGTGCCCAGAGAGATGAGCATAGAACTATGCACGAGCGCCAGGAAAAAGAACATGATGCTGGCGGTTCGGAAGGTGCTCATGGTGTAGTTAAGATGCATCGTAAACATGAGCATGAAAAGTCCCAGATGCAGTCCCGGCACCAAGAAGCTCATGCAGCTTTGCATCATAAGCACATGAAGGAAGGGCATGAGATGGCGGACAGACAAGAAGCCGAACTCATGACCAATCCCTCCGCCGGGCAAGTTCCGCCAGCCGGAGCTATGCCAGCAACTCCGCAGCCTACGGCACCAGCCCCTGCAGTTCCGCAAGTTCCCCAAGCTCCGGGGGTTTGATTATGTATCAAATTATGCATAGCATGGAACTTGATGATGAAGAGAAGCATGACTTCTCAGCCCCGCTTCCGGTAGATGGGCCAGAGTTCCCTTATGGGCTTAGGATCACTCTCACCGGAAATGAGTTAGGCAAACTGGATCTGGACCACAGAGATGCATTCGTCGGGGGAATTATCCACGGGCATTTTTTGGGCAGAATTACCTGTGTCTCCTGTGTCGGCGATAACTCCCGTGTAGAAGTGCAGATTGAAAATCTCGCGATTGAGTCTGAGGATGCGGAGGATGAGGATGAAGACTAAGCCCCTCATCCTGGCCCTAGTTCTGGGAAGCCTTAGCCTTCCTGCATATTCGCAGGTTCCCTACCCTTCAAGTTCTTCTCAAACTTTCGTTACTATGGGCCTATCTACGGGAACTGTAACCTCTTCCAGTTCCCAAATCCTTGCTGCCAACACCTCTCGCAAGTACCTCCAGATCCAGAATACTGGTAACTATAACAGTTATCTGAATTTCGGGGCCGCCGCGACTACCGCCAATCTTATTCTGCCGGCAGGGTCTACGCTCACTTTGGATACTGTAATATCTCGTCAAGCCCTTTACTCCATCTCCCCACTCGGGACCACACTAGTTATCGTAGAGGGGCAGTAAATGAGTAACTTGGGTGGATCTTCTGGCAACGGTTGGTCAGATCTCTGGCAAGACGGGGCGGGCGGCAACTATTTTCGTTATGTAGATTGCGGACTCGGCAATCCGCTTATTTCGGTATCTATTCCCGGCAATGTGCCTTATACGATTACTGGAACTCCAGTACCCCTCTCCGGGGCGTCTGTCGGAACTGTGGATGTCTCGGTTGGCGGAACTATCGCCACAACGCAGTCAGGGGTTTGGACTGTAGGGGTTACTCCCCCCAGTAGTTGGCCATTGTCCACAGGTGCAGCAACTGCTGCTAATCAGTCTACGGAAATTGGCTACCTTTCTGCGATTGCTTCGACTGCTAGTGGTCCAAGGGCGGTTACGCAATCGGGAACTTGGAGCACCGGACGCACCTGGGATTTGACCAGCGGGACGGACAGCGTCGCCGCCGCTCAGTCCGGGTCGTGGACTGTAGCGCTTGGCGCAGGCTCTGCGGCGATTGGGACGGTCGCGGTCACTCCGCCCGCGAGTTGGCCGCTTCCGACAGGCTCCGCAACCGCAGCCAACCAAGCCACCGAGATCGGCTATCTCTCGACTATTGCCTCGACTGCGAGCGGCCCGAGGGCGGTTACGCAAAGTGGCACATGGTCCACCGGCCGCACTTGGATGTTGGCGTCTGGCACGGACACGGTGAGCATTAATCCGCCGGGCAGTTGGCCGTTGCCCGCAGGCGCAGCTACACAGACTACGCTGGCGGCGATCCTGACGCAGCTTGGCACCCCCGCGCAGGACGGTACGGCGATTTCTGCCGCGACGTTGATGTCGGGTGGCGTTGGACTCAACGGGTGGACTTCCCAGGGAGCGTATCTGCTCGCGGCTGTTAACGCAAAGCTCCCCACACTCGGGCCGGCGACTATTGCCAACAGCATGCCGGTGGTAACTCCATTACCAGCGGCTCCTGTGTGCGGGCAGAAGGCTATCGCGGTCACAAATACAGCGGTTGTTCTGGGGAGCGGAGCCCTTACCAATGGCGTCATCATCACGGCAGCCAGCAGTAACGCCGGGACAATTTATGTCGGAGCCACTGGTGTGAACACGACATCAAGCGGCACCGGAACGGGTTATCCGCTGGCTCCGGGCACGGGGATCAGTTTCGCCGTCGCCAATCTCAGCGATCTTTTCATCAACGGAACAGCGGCCGATTGGGTCGCTTATGCGGGGAGTTGAGACATGCCGCTGTTGCCCATTCCGCCAGGCCCACCACTCCTCCCGACGGGTGTGGTCCCCGGAAGCTATACCAATGCCAATATCACCGTTAATTCTAAAGGGTTTGTAACGGCTGCCAGTAATGGCAGCGGTAGTGGTGGGGGTGGGGGTGGGGGTGGAAGTCTCCCACATAGCCACATCGGCAAGAAGGTGGTCGTCGCCAACAATACGGCCGCCACCATCACCGCGGCCTATCTGACGGCGGTCAACAGCGCGGGGGCGACCGTCGTTCTCAGTGGCGTCAATGCGACCGTGGCGACCGGGACGGTTGGCGCCGGAGGCTTGGATACGGGCAGTCTGGCCGCCTCGACTTGGTATTACCTCTATGCGATCTACAACGGCACCACGGTTTCGTCCTTGATGTCGCTGCAATCGCCCTTCAGTGGGACAGCGCCGACGCTGCCCAGCGGCTATACCTATTGGGCCTATGCCGGGCCGCTCCTCACCGATGCCGGCCCGTACTTGTACAGGACGATGCAACGTGGGTCTCGCGTGACTTATGTTAATACGGCTGGCACAAATACCATCACCCTGCCTACATTGGTTAGCTCTTCAGGCGGGGTAGGGAATATTGTCAATCCCACCTGGGTCGCCGTTTCGGTGTCTCCGTTTGTCGCTTCGACCGCGAGAATGGTGCATGTCCAGCTATTTAGTCAGTCTAACAACACAACTAGTGGAATGATGGTTGCCCCCAACAGTGCGTGCAATGTCTCTTATAACGACGGTCGAACAACGGAAGTGTACTTTACTAACCTCGTAACGTCATTCGGAATACTCACGAACGTCGTCGATGTGTCGATTTCCCTTGAGACGACCAATATCTATTGGGCGACAAGCTGTAACAAATGGTCTCAAATCGGCACTCGCGGTTATGAGGAGTCTTTGTGATGTATGTAGCGAGTGGTAATGGGAGCTACATTTCCTGCTGTTCCAACGATCACACGCCGGCTGCCGGCGAGGTGTTGTTCGACGATTTCCCCACCCCGGCCCAACTGACCACGGCCTTTCCGGGTTATGCCGCCGCCGCCCTGGCGCAGGCGCAAGACACTCAAATTTACGCCGTATCTGCTGGATGTGCGTCGGCCATTATTGGGGGCTTTCAGTCTTCCGCGCTTGGGGCGGTCTATACCTATCCGTCAGGCCAAACCGACCAAGCCAATCTGGTGGGTTTGGTGGCTGGCGGTATTGGCGGAAAGTTCTGGTGCGCCGATGCTTCTGGAAATTGGGGCTATGTCGCACACACGGCCCCGCAAATCTTGAAGGTTCTACAGGATGGCAGCGTGGCTAAAGAGGCGCTTGTCGTTCAAAATTCCGTTCTTGCGGCGCAGATCTCAGCCGCGACCACAGAAGCCGCCGTCCAAGCAGTCGTTTGGACACTTCCGAGTTAACGCAAGTTAACAAAAACTTCACCCTTCTGGCCTCGCCACCGGAATCTCACCGTAACTCTCAAC